CTCAAACCCAAGGTCAATAACCGGCCCTGTAGTACTTCCGTTACCCGTATAACTCCCACACTTAATAATTGATTCGTCAGAGTTTTCGCCAAAGTCTTGGGCATCGTGGGCGAATAGGTAGGCTACATATGTGTCGCCATTACCATTCATCCTGCTGTTGTCGCCAACTGTAAATTGTGTTGCAGTAGGTTCTGTGTTGTTCCAAATGCCTGCGGCAGTGCCATAAGGGTCTGTGTCATTAAGCGGGCCGTACTTTGTAGCTCCCATACTTCTGTGATAGGTAGTAAAATCACTGGTTGAGTTTAGTTTTTTTACAACCATAAAACCGGGAACACTGCCAAGATTATGATTGATGGCGTGACCAGCAGTACCATTCCCCGTGTACGTTACAACATCAAAAAACCCCGGTTGCTTGCGGAATGACCACCAAGCCTGACCATTAGTAGCATCAACATGAGATATATCAAAGGTAAAACCAGTAGACGTAAAACTTTTAAGTCCTAGACTTACTGTGGCTTCTGCGGCGGTCTGGTCAGGCGACAAAGCCTTTGTAGCTCCACGCTCTGTATCGTATAGCCAATGGTTTCCTGACCCTCTGGGCTTAGTCCAAACCATGCCGCCTTCACCAGACATGTCAAGCCCAGTAGTTGCTGTATGCGGTCCCCAACTATCGCTGTAGTCTATATGCGTCGAAAACACATCATCAACGTAAACAGCCTCGCCAACACCCCCGGCTGCTGCCTGTATTGCTTTTAGAGCTGATCTGCTCATCCTAACGCCTGCCCCGCAGTGAATCCGTAGTAAGTCGTCCCGCCGTCATGCGTGATAAATACAAAGTAATCTACCGCACTGGCAGTGGCCGTCAGCGTTGGCGCTGTAGCACTAGGCCAATCTACCGCTCCGGGCCAAGTGACCGTAAAGCCCGACGCACTAGCGTCCTGCACAATCTTTAGCGTAAACGCAGATACCTTGCCGCTAGACGCTGGATTGCTGAAGGTGAACGTGGTGTTTTCTGTCAGCGTGTGGCTAAAATTGGTGCCGTCTCGGAGGTTGACGGTTGTCGCGTTCGAGCTGGAGGTTACCGCCGTGTATTCCTCGGAAATTCCATTATCGAACTGAACGACCTGGTTAGAGTCAATGGTAATCGCCGTGCTTGTCGCGTTGTCATCGATGCCGGTCGACGCAAATGAAGTTGCAGTGTTGCCATTAAAATCGAGATTCCCGCCGAGCTGCGGCGTGGTGTCGTCAACGAGATCAAACGTCAACGCGCTGAACGTGATGAATGTCGAGCCGTTGTATACCTTCAGCGCGTCCGAGCCGGTGTTGAAATACCAATCGCCAGCGGTCAGCGCGTCGCCATTAAGGTCGGTCGTCGGATCGCTTGCCGCAGCGCCCAGGTAAAACCCCTCGATTGCATCGAGTGACGCCGCCGCGCTAGTCGCTGATGCCGCCGCTGCGGTTGCACTTGTTGCGGCAGCGGTCGCGCTGGTTGCTGCATTAGTCGCGGAGGTTGATGCGGCGCCTGCATCCGTCGCAAAGTCCTCGAGAGCATCGGGGAATCCCTCGACATAATTCAAGCCCTCAAAATCCGCGAGCGTGTAGGTTCTGCCGTTTAAAGTAACCGGGAATGCCATTAAATAATCTCCTCGATAGTCATGGTGCGACTATATCGCGACAGTGTTGTGTTTTCGATGGGTCCGACCGCCGCCAGGCGCCCGTAAATGTTCTGCGTCAGCCAGGTTGCCGAGTCGCTGGGCTGCGGAATGACTAGGACGTCTTTCGACACCCCTTTCACCCGGTCGATGTTGTTGAATACGTTGTTAAATATTTCCGACTCCGGCAGATGGTTTAGGTCGAACGTGATCCGCCGATACTTTCGCACCTCGTCGACAAATACCTGACCGCCTCGGGATTTAGTTACCCGAGAGTCATCGACGAACTCGAGTGACACCCCGTTCGCGTAGTTAATCGTCGGCTGATAAGCCGGCCCGGCAATAAGGCGCCCAGCCTCTAGATACCCCGCCGAATTGGTCGAGTCGGCAATATTCAGCCGGATATATCTAGCAATTCGCGCGCTCGGCAGCAGCGTAAACGTGCTGGCATTGTAGAGACTAATAACGCTCGCTAATGGCAAGCCGCCCCAAGTAAAAACGCCCCAGGGCGATCCGCCGAACTGCTCAATCGGCGCCCAGGCATCGAGAGTGCCGGAATCGTATAGCGTCGTCGAAAAGTTATCATTTGACAGCCGCCAGCGAACGGTCGCGGAAGTCGTCAGGTTGTGCGCGATCAGCGCGAAAAAATCCATAATCTTCTGAGAACCGAGATCGATGTTGATCTCCGCCGACGTCGCGCTGTTAGTCCGCCATACCTTGACGATCTGAATGTCCTGGAGGTTGGTCACGGGCAGCGTCGATACCGCCGAATCAGCGGTCAGCGTCGATGCGCTGTCGACATAATTTTCCGACGATATGATGATTTTTTCAGCCATTTATCCCCACAGCTCCAGCTCGACCTCGTTCGACGCCGCATCCTCGGTGATCGTGATGACGCGAAACTTTTTGCCGCTCGTCAGATTATACCGATCAAACGCTATCTGCACGACGTCATTCAGCTTTAAAGTGTAGGGCTGCGTCTTTACCCTGATTTTGTAAAAGTCTCTCTGCGAGCCATACAGGGCCAGCAGGCGCGTCGCCTCGGTGCTGGCAGCGCTGGACGCTGCGAAAAGCGCCTCGATAACCAGCTCCTCTGAATTCGGGTAAATGGTGCGAATGCTCGCCGTGTTGTCCGACTCAAACAGCATATCGCGCACCAGATAGTCGCGCTGCGCGGTTGTGACCGATGATCCGAAATCGCTCTCGCTCATAACCTTATAATTTTTGTCATAGCCGACGCGGACCCGGTGATTCGGGGTTGCCGATGACTGCCGCTGCACCTCGATGATGTTTGTCAGGTCAAACTCGGCATCAGCGGTACCGCTCGCCAGCTCGAGGCGCGCCATTTCAAATTTGCCGGATCGGTTGAATCCGTAAAACGCGCCCACGCTATTCGCCAGCTCGTCCAGAACCTCGAGGATCGTTGTCGAATCTTTGACATATATCCCGACTGTCGAGTTATTGGCAGTATTCAGCGCGGTCAGCGATGCTGTATCGAGATCGCCAGGGTCGGCGAGTCCGCCGAATGTCGTGACGATCTCCCTCGCAATGTCCGCAGCGCTAGTGAGATATGTGCTGCCGCTGTCGACATAACCCTGAATATCCGCCGTGATAATCCCGGTCGGGGCTGCGACCAGCGTGATTTTGCCGTTTGTAAGGTCGACCGTGTAATCGGTCGTCAACGACAGCGCAACGCCGCCCTCATAGACCGCCGAAACCGCGTTTATTTCGCCGTCGTTTACCTGATAGACCCGATTCGTCGAGTCGATCAATACCGGCTCGATATTCCTGACCTCGCCAAAACATAGCGGGATCGGCTTGCCGAGAATGTTATCGGATAGCGAGACATCGGTATAAACATTCGGCGGGAATTCGATCTCGAAATCCTCCTGGTTGTCTCGGAGAACAACCTCGACGGTTTCGTCATCGAACTCAATGGTTTTCGACTCGCCTTTGAAAATGGTAAAGAAATTGGAAAAGCCGGCGCCGAACTCGCCGACCCTAACCTCGACCTCGCGGCTGTCCCAGGCATACCCGGCGAAATCGTCCAGCTCGCCGTCGCCATTAGATAGAACGAGATTGCCGTACCCTGGGCGCGAGAATCCGCCGACTCGTCCGCTGCTGAACATGGTGCGCGAGAATGTGATCGGCTCGACCAGGCGCGGGTCGAAAAACTGATTCGCCGGGGTATCGCTGGGGCCAGTGACAAAGCCGCTGTCGGAGTAATAAAGCGTCAGCGCGCTTGCCCCGGCCACATCATACGGTTTCAGAATGGCGATGTATGAGAGCTGGACGTTTCGCTTTGCGACCAGCTCCGCGAGCGTAGTGGCGACAGACATTATCGGACCCCAGCGGGTCGGCGACCACTGATTTCCCTCGAGAGCTGCCGCCGCAGCATGACGATTTCGTCTTTCATTTCGTCGATGGATCGCTGCAAATCGATACTGTCGCCCTTGATCGGTGAGACGCTGCCGCCTCGATTCGGAATAAACAGCTCGGGGCCATCCTCGCCGACCATTGACGGCTGTCCGCGACCCAGCGGTCCACCGAACTGGCGAGAATTTAGAAACAGAGAGCCGCCAGCGACGGCGTTTGCATCTCTAAACAGTTTGGCGACCAGATCGTCCATATTGAAATTGATGGTGTCGAATCTGAGCTTGAGCAGGCGAGCGGTCAGGAAATTGTAAATCTCTTCAGCAAAGCCGGGACCGATTTCGTTCATCCCGTCCGTAACTTTTTTATGGCGCTCGTAATCTGAACCCTTCGGGAGAATCGCCCCCATTATGGTGGGGATGATCGTTCCCTCTAAGAGATTGACCCCGCCGCTATCCGGCCCCTTGATATCTTTCAGCTTGTAAAGACCGCGACCAAACCCATAGTTTTCGCTGAACTGCTTTAGAACTTCGTCAAAACTCGTTGATATGTAGTTTGCGGCTCCCGCGCCCATTTCGGCCATTTTCTCGGAGGCTGATTTATCGCCGAAAATAACGCCAGCAATCAGATCGAAAATTTGAGTTAGCAGATAGTTAAATGCGATGCTGACCGGATCAAATCCAACAAAGCCGCCCTGCTGAAATCCAGGCAGCGCCATTTTTCCCGAATTAAGCATGTCAAAAAAGCCGGCGCCGAATTTACTGACACTCGCGGCGTTCATTACATACTCGCCAGCGGAAAGTCGCGCGAGTACCTTATCCTCTTTCGGACCTCCAGGCCCAGACACTCGGCCCCCGCTGGCAAATCCCTCGCCGACACTGCCGCCCATTGACAGCCCAGGGATCAGGTTTTTCAAGAAATTGATGCCGACCGACGCAATCGCGGAAGCGGCAATTTCGTTTAGTATCTGAATGACTGCGTTTTTAAAGACACCAAACTTGTCGGTCGCCCCAGAAAAAAACGAACCCAGCGCGCCGGTCAGAGACGTCAGAGCGGAACCGAACCCGCCCAGCGCGGAGCCCGAGCCACCAAATAAATCCTTGATAGCCTGGCCGAAATTTTCGACCGGGGTAGTGCTGAAACATCCGTCGATTGCTGTTTTGGTATCTCCAAAATTGCTCAACAATTCGCCGAAAACCGGGGCGCCGTTAATATCCTCCATCGCTGACAAAAATTCACCCACAGCGGTGCCGTCGAACGCATCAGAAATCGCTCTCCCGAGCGGAGAGAGCTGCTCCTCTCGCAGTGATTTCAGCTCGTCGTTTAGCTCCGCCGACTTCCTTCGATATTGATCGACCGATATGATCCCGTCGTCATACATATCCTTTAAGTCGCGGAGTGCCTGCTCGGTGTCCGCGATTGAGGTTTCTACCCTGGTTGTCTCCTCGTAGAGCTTTTTCTGCTCGTCGGTCATCCCGGCGGTCGCGCCGGTCAGCTCCTCGAGCTGCTCCTCGACGTCGCGCAATTCCTCCAGATGAGCATTGAATACACTGGTCCCTTCGAGCGTCGTGCCGGTCAGCGACTTAATAACGCGCTCGAGCATTTCCTTTTTATCGGCTAAATCCTGGACTTTATCCTTAACGCCCGTGTATTCCTTCGCCAGCTCCGCCATTTGACGCTGATATTCTTCGGACGATTTGTCCTTGAATTGCTCGTTCAGAATCTCGACTTTCGCCGCGTAATCCTCGAGGTCTTTCTGCGGCTTGAGCGCCTTCTCGCGGAGCTGCTCCAGCGCGACCCGGAATTCATTGGTGCGTCTTGTGGCAGCAATCTCCTCGTCCGCCAGGTTGTCGACTTCCTTCGCAAAATCAGGAATCGCTTTCCTTTCAACGTCAACGACGATCTCCTGCAAGTCCTCAATCGACCCGGTGAAATCGTCAGTAGTATCAGCGGCGTCGTCAGTATCGCCCTCGAGAATCCCGAACCGCTTGCCGAGTTTTTTTAAATCGTCTGCAAAATAAACCGCAGCGGAGCCGGCGGCGCCGAGAAGTATGGCAATCGGTCCTAATGCTATCTTGAGGGCGATGGCAGCGAGCTTGACTAAACCGAGAGCTTTGGCGAGCTGTCCCAGAGCGAGGGCGAATTTCAAAACCTTCGATACAACAATAACTGCGAAAAACGCTTTTAATCCTTTAACGATTGTGTCGAGATTGGTCAGCAAATAGTCCAAGCCCTTCAGCAATCCCTCGGTCATCGGCTTAATAAGTTTCGCCAGCTTGTCGGCAACGTCCTGCATGACCGGGATCGAATCCCCGAGCCCGTCGATCATTGCGACCTGCACCTGGCGCTGCATTAGCTCCAGGCTGTCGTTGAATTCCTCAATCGCCGGGAGAGAGCCGTTGTCAATCGTCAGCCCCAGCTCGCGCATCCTGCGCTCGGTCTCCTCAAGCGGCTCCCGGCCCCCCTCGAGCATATTGACCATCGAGGCGCCTTCGCTATCGAATAGCTTGAACGCCAGCCGCAGCCGATCCGCCGGATTCTGGACGCCAGCAAATGCGTCGGCCAGCACCTTCATGCGTTCCGCGAGCGGTAGATTCTGGATTTCTCGAGCATTAACGCCCAGCTCAATCAGGGCGTTTTTCGCCTCACCCGTTCCCTGGGCGGCTTCCGCTGTCCGGCGCACAAATCGCTGGAGCGCCATGTTTGCGGTGTCGGTAGATATCCCGGCGAGATTGGCCTGAGTTTGGAATTTGAACAGCTCGTTCGCAGTGACGCCGAGCTTTTGGGCTGTCTTGCCTAGTGCGTCGGCGGTTTGTAGCGCATTTCGGGCCATCAGCCCAAAACCGGCAGCACCAGCGGCAGCGCCAAGGGCAGCAGTCATGCCGCCCAGGCTGCTTTTGATGTTGTCTACCGCCCTTGTGGCGTTGTTTAGGTTTTTTTTGAGCGAGTTGATGGCTTTGGACGTTTGGTCCTTGCCCTCAAATACGACCTTGACGGTTTGGTTTGCCACTCATCGCCTCGCTGCGCTGCTTTTTGTAATCTTCATCCTGCATGGTGAAGAATACTGACCATTCGATGAACTCATCGACGGACATTTCGGCCTCGAGCTGCGAGACGGTCATCCCCAGCTTTTCGGCCAGCACAAAACGAAAGCGCCTGTCCGCCGACTCTCTTAGTTTTTTTCAAGCGCCTCGGCGTCGCCCGACATTACCTGGTTGGCAATTCGAGCCACGACTGTGGCGTCTACATCATTCCGCAGCGCGTTTTTGTCCTCGATGGTAAACAGCTTTTCGCCGTCCTCGTCGACCAGCTTCATAATCAGCAGCTCGGCCAGCGTGTCCGCTGCGGATTGTTTCTCCGTCAAATACTGCAAGCGACCTTGATCCTTCAGAGTAAAGGGCGACGAATAGGCAACCATCGGCCCATTCTCGTCGCCCCACTCCTCGATTTCGATACGCTTTAACGGTTTGCCCTTGAAATGCTCGGTCGCTCGCTGAATGGCGCGCGACTTCGATTTCTCGGCAACCATTAGGACACAGTGCCTTCAGTCAGCGCGCCGTCGCCCTGGAGCGTCAGAGACGCCTCGACCAGACCGTCGAAAGAGCTGTTGATCGTGCGCCCGGTCACAATAGCTGCGCCAGAGAGCAGATGATCGCCAGTTGTCGATCCCTCGATCTGAAAATTAACAGTGACCTCGCTGCCTACTGTAAGCGCGCCCTGGCCGCTGGTGTCGGTGTCGTCGAAAAAGACGTCGACCGATCCGTTCCAGCTCTTCAGAGACGTCTCGAAAGTCCGGTATGTATCGCCCATCGCGGTCGATTCGATGGTATCCATCGTTTCGTCGACGCTAAAAGATCGGATTTCCGCGACAGCGTTGGAGCCGACTTTAACGGTCCCGTCGTTACCCGTAAGTGTTGCCATTAGTTTGCCTCCTCGGCTTTCGCGTCATCTTTCGATTTCGCTTTCGGTTTGGTTTTGGGTTTTGCTTCCGGCTCGGTTTTCCAGCCGTTCATTATGAGCCGACCCGCGTCAAGCTCATAAACTGTTATCGGGTCGCCCCCGCCTGGGGGCCACACCTGTATTCGCTTTGCCATAGTCCCGCTCTCCTTTAAACGGCAGTATCGACCGCATTCTCCAGCGTGACATATTGAACCGCCACGCCGATTTTCCCGATGGCGACGGGTTGATCCCCTTCGCCTGAGAAATCCGCATCGAACGAAACGATCCTGGTATCTTTCGCCAGACCGCCCCGCGTAATATCCGCCGCGAGTGCTTCCTCGACTTCCTCGCTAATTGTATCCAGATCGTTGTCGAAATTCGATACCCCTTTAACAAATGCGTCGACCGTTACGGTCAACGTCCGCACCTGAGTGCGCGGGGGGTTTATCGTCTGGACCTCGATCTCCTCGGTGTCGGTGTAAATTGCCAAGCCGGGGAGCTTGCTATCCGCTAGAGGATAGACTCGAGTGCGGTAAACATTGCTCCCGGTCGTCGTCAGCCCGGTCAGCGTTGTGACGATATTGTCGCGTATCTGTTTGCGAACGTGCGCCATTACTGTTTCTCGAGCTGGAGCATAGTGGTGCCGGTGCCGTCATTCATAACGACCCGGATGATATAACTGGTCGAGTTGACCGTCAGCGCATCGCCTTCGGCAGCAGCCGAAACGTCGCTAGTTTTACAGTGAAAAATAGGTGCGGTGCTTGCTACCGGGACGAACCCGCCGGCCTCGATGGGCTCGAATTCATCGTCGAAAATTCCGGTGATGCTGGCAGCGGCTCCGCCGCTCGGCGTATAGGTCGCCGTGACGCCGAAATCGTCAGAGCTGAAAAATACAGCTCGCTCGGTGTCGGTTTCAACCGCCACTTACTTCGCTGCCTTTTTCCTGGTTGCTTTAGGCTTCGCCGCGCGAGTGTCCGCGTCGACTTGGTTCGCTTCGGTCCAAGCGACCGCGCGACCCCGAGAAATTAGCCAATGACCGTCCGCGTCGCTTACTTCGAGCGGCTTGCCGGCTTCCTGGTGTTCGCCATTCCAGGCGATTGAACTAACGAGTTTTACTTTCATGTCATAACCTCAAAAGAAAAGGCGCCCCGGAGGGCGCCGTTCATCGCCTTATGTGGTGATATCAAGAATCGCAGCAAAGGATTCGGCGTTGCGAACTGCAACATCAATATCCTGATACATAGCGATTCGGGTCGCTCCGGTGCTTGATCCAGTGTAAGGATCGACCAGCACATCCAGACCGCCGAAATAACCAATCATCAGGGCGGAGAAATCTCCATAGATCACGGCAGAACAAACGCCGGAGCTTGAGCCCTTAGTTAAATCAGACGGCACGAGAGTGGTGCTGGCTACCGGATAACCGAGCAGCGTGTTGCTATCGTTGAGGATGAAATTGCCCTCGACACCTGACGCCTGGCGAGAGATTTGGCGCATCTTCGCAACCACTTTCGGGTTGGTCAGATATGCCAGGCTTCCGCCGAGCGCGTTGTCGATTGCGACCTCTTTCTCCAGATCAACCAATGCAGCGTATGTAACCGGACCGCCGTTGGTGCCGATAGCCACAGAACCGATACCGCTGGTCTGCGTGATGCCGGTCGGCTCGTTAGAACCGCCGCCCTCGATTGCTACCTCGTCAATCTTCGCCGCGAACTGGCGAGTCATGTCATCGCGGATGACAGATTCGACAGACGGATCAGATTGCATGGACAGCTTGCGAGAGATGTCGACATATTGAACGATGGTCTTTGGTGACATGGTGATCTGTCGGAACGTGGGCGCACCTTCGGAACCGGGCGCAGCGTTCTCAGCCACAAAGCCGACCGCAGTTTTAGCGTTCAGAGCTGGGATTGCGACGTCGCCTTTGAGCCCCTGCATTGAGCGAGCGCCCAGGCTAGAGGTTACCAGCTTCGCGCGCAGCGCGTCGACGAACTCGCCACCCAGGTGGTCAGTCGGCTTCAAAAATCCGCCGGCTGAGTTGGTGCCAGCAGTCAGATCACGCTGTTGGAAAATTTGGCTAGGAACGTAAAAGCCGCGAGGCTCTTTACCGTATCGCTTCGCCAGCTCGTCCGAAACTTCGCGCTCGAAACCGTCGAAACGGCCAGTTTGCGCGGAGCGGATTGCGTTGGTCAGACTATACTGTCGCTCTTCCTGCTGAGTCAGCTCAACGTCAGCGACTTCGAGAGGCTTGTCGGCAATTTTGTCCAACAATGCGCCCCGGAACTGCGCCAATGTCATGCCCTGGCGGATAGACTCGTCAGCGAATGATCGCTGATTGTGCTTTGCGGCCAGGCCCAGCATTTCGTTTACTTCCTTGGATCGTTCGGCAGCGGCTTCCGCGCGTACCTGATCCAAATCGATGGGGTTTTCCTGTTCCATGATTGGAACCTCCTTTTCGATGGGTTTAATGGTAGCGGTGTCGGATACCTCGACCGAACGCCCCACACCGACGGACGGGTCGGCGGGAAGTGAAACGATTGAGACCTCCATGATTTCGGCATCAATTACTCGGAACAAATCCTGCTCGTCCTTGTCCCTTTCCATTCGCCGAACTTTGTACCCGATTGAGACATTCGAGCGAATGCCGTCGAGAACATCCTGATAAACCTCGCTGGCGAGCGCGCCTTTTCCAAAACGCACGGTCGCCCGGAGACGCCGGGCCGATCCATCAAGGTTTACGGATTCAATTACCCCGATCTGTCGCTCGGGGTCGTGATCCAGCAGCAGCGGGGCATTGCCAGATCGCAAAAAATCAAGGTCGAGTGTTTCCTCGGTGTGAACAATCAGCTCGCGACCGAATGATCGCTCGACCTCCTGCTCGCTCGAGACGGACATATCGACGCGCCGGTCGTCCTTTTCCTCGATCTCTCCGTCGATCATGCGACGGAAAATTTCGGATTTAGATAGCCGCTCCTCGTCATAATCGTCGCCGGCTTCCACAATTTCGGGCTCGTCCGTTGCTTCCTCTTCGGGCATAGACTTGCCGAACGTGATAATGATCTCGTCGTCCGTCTCGACGACGTTTTTGATATGTCGCTCCACTGCGCCATCTCCTGATTCGTTCATTTCCTGAGTATACTCCGCTGCTTTCTCGCTTTCATCATCGGACGCCAGCGGATGACCGTCGGGGAATAGATCGGTGTCATGCTTGCCGCCCTGGAATCGGTCGTTCTTCATTGCAAACAAAAACGAATTAACCCTCGCATAGCCCCACTGCTCCGGGGAGCTTACGCCAGGGCGAACCGAGCCGGGGTTTGTTTTATAAGCGCCAATGCCGCGCTCCATTACTTTCCGCAGCATCCCGAGCGTTACTCGGCGCAGCGGATCGTCGCCGACTTCCTCGTTGTGTTCGTCGCGCTTGTTCTCGAGCGCTGTTTCGACATCATCGGAGAGCTGGCGGTCCTCTTTCTTTCCCTCCAGCTTTTTAATCAGCTCGAGAATGGCATCTTTCATGCCTTGCTCGCCGAGCGTACCGATGACGCCCCATTTCATCTGTGCCACGACCCCGGCGACGTTGCTTTTGTTCGGCTCATCGCTCGATAAATGGGCGCCATCCTCAAAATGGCGCGCTGCCCAGGCTTCCCGCTCCTTGATCCAATCCAGAACCGAATCGGCCTCGTCGCCATCCCGCGCGCGCCCCCATAGCCGGAAAGCGTCATTGCCCCGGACATTCCCGCCCAGCGCCCATACCTCGGAGTGGAACTCCTTGATATTTTCCGCGAATTCTCTGTCGAACTGCGGATATTCGGAGTTTCGCAGCGATATTTTCAGATCATCGCCCTTTTTGGGGAAATCAGTCGCCATCGGCATCCTCTGTCATCTCGTCAAACGATTCGCCGGTCAAAATGTTGATCTTGCCGGGTCCGTAGGGCGATTGTCCGCCGCCGAACGGCTCGAACGCTAGTTTCAGCCCGAATTGATCCGCGAGCTGCTTGTCTCGAGCGACCTGTGCGAATACTTCCTCAACATCCCTGCCGTACACGTTCGCGACGTCTTGGAGCGATATCAAACCATTCTGGAGCGCCACAACATGAGCATTTATCTCGCGCTGCGGATCGACCCACGCAAATCCGCGCGGTCGGAACTGCGACGCGCTCGCGAACTTGTCGAATTTATCGATGGGCAAATTGACCGAGCCAATCGTGAACGCATTTATCAGCCACTTTTCATAAATCGGCATAACGAAATGCGTAATCATGTAACTCTGGATCATTTTGTAAAAGTCGCGGTCCTCGATGCTGCCCTGCCGGATGCTCGAGTAGCTGGTCTGCGTCAGATCGTTCGCCAGCGAGTGATATGAAACGCCGAGCCCCGACGCGATGCCGCGCAGGATCGATTTCTCGAAATCACCGAACGCGCTGGTCGGATGCGACGGGTCCCAGGGCTGAAATTCGACATCCCTCGGGAGCTGGAAGAATGAGCCCGGCTCGGCGTCGGTAATCGGGACGACGTTATCCTCGAGATCGTCGCCCATGAAACCCTCGCCGGACCTTGAGACGAAAAAGCCCATTTTGCTCGCAGCAGTGCGCGCAGCGACCAGCTCCGCCTCGCGATACCCGTGCAGCATCTTCAGCGACGTCAGCGCGGTCGACATCCAGGGAACCCCGCGCGTTTGCTGGGCTCGGTCTGGCATATACAAATGCAAGATATTCTCGGCCTCGACTCGCTGGGTCCGCCGGTCGTATTGGTGGAATTGATAATCGCCGGGATGCTCGGTCATCATGTGATAGGCGACCGGGCGCCGGTATTGATCGAACTCGACGCCCATCCTGATCTCGTTGCCATTCGGCGCGCGCTCGTTTTTCTCCTCGTCGATCAGATCGGGCTCGAGGAATTCAAGCGCAAAACGGTCCTGGTTGCCGTCATAGTTGACGATTCGCACCAGCGCCTCGCCATCCCGAGCCATAGACTCGACGACCATCGCCTGCGCGTCGGCGAACGACAGCCGCCCGTCGACCGTGCAGCTCCCGACCTTCGACCATCTTTTCCATTCTTGCTCAATGATAGTGTTGCCGATGGTATCGAGACTGCCGTCGACGTTGGTCGCTTTCACCTGGAGAGACGCCCCGCGCTCCCCGACGACGTTGGTTTTTACCAGGTGCAAGTATCGCCGGGCGTATTCGTTGTTTCTGGCAAGCTCTCGGCAGCGGTTCCGCAGCGTTTTCAGCGAATACCGCAGCTCCGAATCCGCCGAGCGCTGGGATGTTACAAAGTCAGAAAACAGTCGCCCGGTCGCAGCTCCGTCGAAACCGCGCTTTTTTGCGACCGGCTTCGGCTTGCGTCGGAATATATCGAGCATTCCCATCAGATAAACCTCACCTTAACCGTCGCCGCTGTTTTGCGCCCTAGATGAATCTGCTCGTGTCGCTTTAACGCCAGCACCTCGGCGTTGTAGTAATCGCGCCACTTTATCAGCTCGTCGATGGATAACTTGGTTAGGCTGCGGCCTTGAATTGAATAATTTGAAACGTCGGAATCCGCGCGCCCCTCGAGCAGCGACTCGATTTTCGTCAGCATTTTCTCGGCGTGAATGCGCGGGTCCGCGTTGTTCGCGTCCAGATCGACCAGAATGTCGAACGCGCCTCGGTCGACGACGATCCGATTGCTGTCGGAATCTCGAACGATCTCGAGCTGCCAGTGATAATATCCGGCGTTATAGTCTGCGGTCGTCGTCGAGTTTGCCGTGAACAGGTAAGACCCATTGCTCGCAGTCCCAGCGATTTGTATTTCGCTGGCGCCGCCGCCGGTCACTCTGGCGATATAGGTCGCGGTGTATTCGTCGGTCGGGTAATCAGTTGTAAGGTCGGAGCGTTTCCATTGCACATAGTCACCAACAATAAAGTTGAGCGGTTCCCCTTCCGGGGCGCTCGCGGCGTCGAATAGGTTTGCCAATTCCTACCTCCAATTATTTACGAATCCGCCCGACTTCCGATTCGCCTGCCGCTTCCTGGGCTCGGCTTTCTGGCCGTCTCCCTGCGGTCGCTGCTCTGCGATTTTATCCGCTAGTATATTGATATTGATGCCCGAAATATACAGCGCCGCCATAGCATAGCATCGAACGTCAAGTGCTTCATTCCTTCGCCGCTTTTTTACCCATTGTCGCTTTGCATGACCGCGAACGTATCGCGTGACAAGTTGCTCCGCCGTGAGCTGCAAAAAATACTCTGAATCGCGATTATTTGGAAAATGACAGTACCCAGGGCCGGGGTCAGCGATCCGCAGCCGCCCGTGTACCAGCTCTTTCGCAGTATCGGCGCCCAGAGGATACAGTCGCACCTTGCCGATGTTGTTTTTGCTGGGGCGCCCGACCAGAGGACGACCTTCACCGCCGACGCCCTTTATCCCGAACACTCGCCGCGACTCCCGGCCCTTGATATATCGATAGGTCGCCTGAGTGTGATGTCCGCCGGTATCGATACAAGTCGCGCGAACCGGCAGCTCGCGACCGTCCGCTGTTTCATAACTCGCAAATAGAACCGCGTCCAGATCAGCCCAAACCTGGGGGCTGCTCGGGTCGCCGGGCAGAATCATATAGTCGAGACTCCACGTTTCCTCATCCCGACCGACGCCCACCAGCTCCAGCTCGAGCCGGTCGTCCTGGACGTCGACCCCAGCGACGACCGCAACGACCTCCGCCGGCCAGGTATCGCCCCAATCCTCCGCGCGCTCCTCGAGCATATCCTGATCGACGCTATCGCCCGACTCTTCCCAGGTTTCGGCGAGCGATACGTTTACGAATGTCTGGAGATCGCCGCTGCGCTTTTTCTCGAGGAATGATTGCGCGATATCGCCGAGCTTCCGAAAGCATGAATACAGCTCGTTCAAATGATAGCTGGCATGACCTCGGAACTCTCTGGCGCCGCGCCATTCGCCGCGCCTGATCGCAGCAATCCGCTCGCCATCGCCCCACATGACGCCGCAGCCGTTGCAGGCGTATTTCGCGGTTTGCGGTTGATCCTCGTCCCATATCACGCTCGCCCAAACCAATTTCTGACGATGATCGCAGCTCGGGCATGGCACATAAAAGTGCCGCTGGTCGCCCTGGATATACGAGTCCTCGATCCAGCTCGCATTTTTTATGGTCGGTGTACTGATCTCGAGTAGCTTCCGCCGGTCGCCGAACGTCGCCGCGCGCTGCCACAGCAGCGATACCGGATGCCCCTCGGTGCTTTTGTCATAGCCGTCAGTCTCGTCGCAAACGATGAAAGGCGCCGAACGCCCGCGCATTGTCTTAGGCGATCCCGACCAGGAAAACATCAGAAATCCGCCGGGATAGCTCTTCATGCGCTGATTATTGACGCCCTCGCGACCTCGAGGCTTTGCAATGAGTCCCTGGAGCTGGTCGTTACTTTCCACCAGCGGATTGAATTTAGTCTCGAGCCATGTCGACAAATCGCCCTGCGACGGCTGCATCATTATTTGGCTTTGCGGGTCTTGCCCTATCTTGAACGCCTGCGCGCATAGCGCGAGCATCGTTTTACCGACCTGGGCGCTCCACATGAGCGTGATCCGCTGGCATTCCGGGTTAGCGGTCATATCCAGCGGCTCGCGCTGATACGGCGCGTGATCGAACCGGATCAGACCGGGGACCGCGTTACCAATCGGAACCCGGACGTTCTGCTCCGCCCATTCGCTCGGCTTCAGATTCGGCGGCGGTTTTAGGTGACGCGCTGCGGAGCGGATCGTTCGCCGCAGTCCGTCGAAATTGCTGAACTCACTCGTCATCGTCGTCGGGCTCCAGATCAAAGTCGCCCAGCGACTCGAGCGCCTGGTCGATCTCTTTCAGAATCACGGCCTTGATCCGCGTCTCGCTTTCTTCGCCCAGGATAGCAGTCGCGACCCGGCTCGGGACCGAGCGGATGTTTGTTTTAACCTCGGCAAACGTATTCGAGAGCGCGCGCTCGAGCTGCGCCAGCGGAACGACCTCGCCCTGGGCTCGCGATAGCTCCAGCTCTACTTTCGCCGTCTCCGCTGCGAGCTTGCGGCGCTTCAGCTCGCGCTCGTCCGCCTGATCGCCGCCGGCTGCGGATTCCTTCGCGCGCTGCTCTAGCCATGCGGAGACGTCCGCCGTGTTGATCTTCCAGGCTTTGCCCCGACTGCCGCGCTGCGCGACCGGCATCCCCCGCTTTACCCATGCGTCAACGGTAGTATGCGAGACGCCAAAAAGGTCGGCGATCTCTTGCCGTGTTACCGTTTTACCCCTAGTTGTTACCGGCACGTTACCATTATTCCCAAATCCTCAAACCCTCGCACAATGCAAACACTGCGCTCGCGAATCACC